CCATCGCTGTCGGATCGTCCGATATCACTGCCCAAGCGAGCACCAGTACGGGCAAACTTAAAATTATCAAAACCGCCTCGTCCTTCCAATCTGATTGTCTAGCTTCTAAAAGTTTTCCCTGATAAGCTTCGTCACCTCGGGCCATCTTTTCAGCATGCATTAATTGTGCATCTGACATTGCCATCTTCGTTCTCTGCTTGTTAGCATAAATCTTACTTCCAGCACTAACCGCTAATTTGATTGCACTTAACCACATTGTACTTGTCCTTCCTTCGTTGACACATATATTCTACCATTTTTCCAACAATTGCGAAAGCCCTCTTTCCTGACATCTTCCATTTCCAAGTTTGCTTCCAATTATCTTTTCTAACTCTTACAGGCAGCATTGAACCACCAAATTTTTCTACAAATCTTTCGATTATATCCTTGTCACACATCTCAACAGAACATTGAAATGATTTTCTGCCACTACCTTTGCCCCAAACACCAAAACTTCCTTCGCCATCAAATATTCCTGCAAGAAAAAGTATCTGACCTTTTTCTGTTAGGCTATCGTAAGCCGATGAATTTTTTACCAGAGACTTGCACGTTTTTGATCCCTTTAATATCAGATTTTGCTCCTGGTTCTCTGTGTGGACATCCTCCTGACTTCAATCCTTGGGGATTGAAACCTTTTTCTGGAGCAGGTCCGTACCTCACACCACCGCTTAATCCTTTTTCGTTATTTCTTCTCAAGTTTTTGCCTCGCTACTGCTAATCGTTCGTCTGATTGTTGGTCTTGTGTTGCAAGTCTATCATAATCGAAAGCTAGACGCTCTGCTGCTCTTTGATTTTCTTGATCTTGCTTAAATTGTGTCTCTTCTGCTTTTCTTTGCATGTCCATAGCTTTTAAATCAACCTCTTGTTGCTTGATTCTAACAAGTGGATCTTGTTTAGCAGCATTTTGTTGCATTTCAGTTTGGACTAACTCTTGTGTTATCTGTGCTGCTACCTTTGCCACTTCAGCTTGGAATAAAATATCAAATTGTTCTGGATCTTGTTGAGCCATCTGTTGCATTTGCGGGTCTTGAGCCATCATACCTTTTACAGTTGCCTTTGCTTTGAAAGATATGTGATCAGATATGTGTGATTGCATCAATGCATACACTTGTGGATTGATCTGTACCATTCTTGATGCCATAAATGCCATGTGTGCAGCTATATGGGCATCGTGATCTTGAAATTCAAACGCTGTAAGCAGTTGCATTTGCAATGCACGTGCATTTTCTTTTGCAGGATCAAGTGGCTCTGGCTGTTTTGGTGCAGGTTTTAGCAATCCTTCAATTTGTTTTGTACCTAACGCTTCGTAAACACGTCTATATGCTTCGTGTATGTTGTGAATTTGTGGATTTGTCTGTGCAATTTGCAATTGTGTCTGTGCAAGTGTTACTCTTTGTGCCATAGACATGATATTTGGGTCTGCAACAGGTAAAATATCAACTCTTTCATCAAAATCTGACTGTTTAATCTGTCTTGGACCACCGTAAACATCATAAGGATACTCTGGTGGCAGTGCTTCTGCACAAATTTTTGCTAAAATTTTAAATTCTAGTCTCATTGCATAGTAACAACGTTTATGAACACCACTCATTACACGTGAACCACGTTCCATTAGTGCAATTGTAGTTCCAACTGCTCTGTTTTGTGTGTCATTACCAATATTTGAGTCAGTGATTGCAGCAAATTTTTGTCCTGCTTGTACTACAAAGCCCAATAATTGAAATAATGTTGTTGATGGTTCTGTAAATGGTAAATTAAAAAATTGATCTCGTATGTTTCCGCCTGGTGCATCAACATCTCTAAACTCTCCAGGTTGAATTGGTTGGTCGTCATCTCTAACTCTAATACCTCTTGATTTAAATCCTGCTGGTAAATTTTTTAACGTACCTGCATCAATCAATTGTCTTAGTGATTGTGTTGCAGCTCTGCTCAATCCACCAATCATGTGTGTCAAACCAAAACCATAGAAGCCTAAACCAGGTAAAAATTTGTAATGAACAAAGTATTCTATTCTTGCGTATGAAATATCGTTAGGTTTGTAATTTCTGTATATAGATAATATCTCACCAGAGCCTTCATCAATAGTTACGATGTAAGGTATTTTTACTTTCTTTGCTTTGTCATCGAAATCTTCGTAATCATCTAAGTTTAAGTCTACATGCATTTCTAAAATAGTATGCAACATATCAGACTCAGTTCTCTTGACTCCTTGTAATTCATTTACCTTCTGTTGTACTTGGTCAGTTGTTTCTCTTGGTGAGGCAAGTTCAATGTCTCTGTAAAAACCACCAGCCATTTTTTTCGTTACTTCATTCTCTGTCATTTTAATAACGTGTGTAATTCTTTCACAATCTTTTAGATCTGATGCATAGTAAGGTACTACTAAATCTTCAGCAGGTATAAATTTAGAACATGGTCTGCCTATCATTGCATCGTAATATATTTTTTTAAATGTGCTACCGGATAATGGTAAATAAAATAACATCTGATCCATATCAGTTGTGTATTCTTCCATCTCTTCCATTAACAAGAAGTTCATGTATTCTTTAACACGATCTGCTTGTGCTTCTATTTGTGGTGTTTGTAATCCAACAACTTGTGTTCTTACAGGACCATCTGATGGTATTAATTCTTTGTATGCTTGTGCTTGAAATTGAGTAACAGATTCGGCTAGTAATGGGTGAGTTACCCCACTAGCACCTTTGAATGGTTTTGTTACTTCTTGATACTTTGTTCCAAGTAATTCAAGACCTTTAATGTAAGCTTCTTCCCATTCTTTTCTAGAATTTTTATCTTTCTTGTATTCAGCAATAAGATCACTTGCCATTGATCCAAGAGTTCTCTCATCCATGTCTTCTGCAAGATTAGCGTTGAAATCATCTTGTGGTGTTTCAACCATTTCTTCTTCCCCTTCAATTGTTACATCTACAGGTAAACCTTCTGGTTGTTCTTGTACTTCTTCAGTAACTCTTGCTTCTTCTTCAATAATATCGTTATTTTTCTCTACGGCCATTTCTAATTGTACCTTATTGGTTTAAACATATCTACTACAAGTCCACCTCTAGCTTTGTAAGTTTTTTGTGTGCTTCTCATAAGCGGATTCACTTTAATCGCAAATGCATCAAAATACAACCTTGGATCTCCTTCAGGTATTAATCTAGTGCTAAAGTTTGCTGCTTTTGCTGTAGCCTCATCCATAGCATCTCTATGATATTCGCTAGTAATTTTTTTACCTTTTTGCACATTATCTGGATATTTAAATTCTTCCTTTGCAGTTCTTTTATATGGTAGTTTGGGATCTGATAGAGATATTTTTGTTGGTCCCGCAGATGTATTATAAAATCTAGCCTGTCGTTTCATAAGTTCAGGTATTATAGCTTTACCTTTACCACCTATACCTTTACCTGTTGCATAACCATAAACTCTTTCATTACCTGCTTTATACCCTTGTCTAAAACTTAATTTATTGAATGGAGCAACGGCTACATAATCAACTCCTTCCCGTGCTGCTTTTTGCATTAAATATTTTAAAGCATGATCACTATAAGCGTCTGATTCGACAAGAGGAAAATAATCAAATTGTTTATCTGAATATTGATCTCTTTTTTGATACACATTATTTAATTTTTGTTGTATCTCTCTTGCTTCTTTTGATAAAGCTTGTGCTTTGTTAGGTTGACCTTTTGCAATTGAATCTGTTATTTCATTCATCAATTTATTTCTATTTCTTGCAAGTAAACCAATTTCTATATCTGCTTGAAATGGATTTACTCTTTTTTCTCCACTAAGCTGTTGCATTTTAGATAATTGTTTGGAAACCTGTTGGTTAACGTCAGATTGTATTTCATTAATCATAAATACTTTTTTACCTTCAGGGGTTAATCTTGTGTCGTATCTTACATGATATATTTGGTTTTTAACTCCTGTTCCAGAAAAATGACCAGGATCTGTAAATGGACTTTTATTTGATTTAATTGGTTCATCTAAATAAAAGATAGTTTCTCTGTAATCTTTACCACCTTGTAATGTGTAACTTGTTTCATTTCCATATTTAGTTTTGTTGTTTTTCATTGGTGCTACAGCAGCATTTAATTGAGCCTCTGCTTGATTGAGAATTCTTTTTTCTTGCTCTCTAACATCAGGTCTTGCTTTGGCTCTTCTTAAAGAATTTCTTAAATTTCCAAAAACACCAGATCCAAATTCACCTTTTTTGATAGCTTCTAATTGATATTCAGCATCATCAAGACTTTGAACTAAATCACTATCTGTTCTAAATTTTGTTCTAACAGCTTTGATTGAGGTACTTAGATTTTTAGTAGCAGTATCAAATGCTTCTTGTGCACCTTTTGGCATACCAAGCTCCACAGGTTTTAATCTGTTGACTGGGTTTAATTTGATCATTGCACCTATTTCGTTTGCGTCTAATTTTAAACCAAACTTTTTAGCTGCGTATAATAATCCACCTGTAAGATCTCCTGCTTCATTAAAGATAGCAAGATTAGTATCAAATAATTCTTCTTTAGATATATTTACTTCCTTACCTGCAAAGGGTCCTGAATCGTATTTAAATCTTTTTTCTGCTCTTTCTAATTTAGATGCAGGTTGTCCAAATACTTTAAAGTTTACTTTACGTGTAGATGTTAAATGATTAAGCCATTCATCAGCTGTATACTTTCCTCTACCTAATCTCATTGCCCAGTCGTATGTAGAAGATCCAAATGCAGGAGCGATGTCATCGCCCATTTGTAATGGTTTAGTTTTCTTTAAAACTACAGGAGGATTCCTCATCTCCTGTTTAACTAACTCTTGACCTTGTGCCTGTGATCCTTTTGGCTCGTAAGTTATTTGACGTTGTTGTTGTCCGGTAGCCGGTTGCGCTGATTCTTTTTTACCTTTAAGAAGCCGCTTCCCAAACTGAAATAAACTCCGCAGGGACATAGTCCCTCCTAGTACATTTTTGTAGGTTTGTTTCTACCTAGTTTTGTTTTAACTGTCACCGAACCACCGACATTCATACTTCGCATGGACATAGTTTTTCCTTTTGCATCTGAAATAAGTCTTGGAGACGCGTCATAACTTTTATGTTGACGATAATGTCTACCTTTTTTTTCATCGATTTCGGGTCTTTCGTAAGAATACATTCCACCTTTTGTAATTATAATACTTTTCTTTTTTGAAGGTAATCTTCCTGTACCTGCTCTTGGTCCTGGTGTTGGTTTTCTTTTAGCATCTCCACCTACAGCGTATTTTGATATTGATTTTTTAAAAGGTCCACCCATTTGATCAGTAGCTCCTGATTGATAAAATGCAGTTTGTTTCTTGGCTGCTTTTTTTGCTGATCCAGATGCTCTTGGATTTTTTTCAGTTCTTTTATTTCTTTTGATATCTCTTAATCTTTCATTTGCAGCTTTTTGTATTTTGCCTTCAGTTCCTGGTGAATATTTTTCAACAGAAACACCCGTTTTGTAACCCATAGGTTTTTGCATCATGCCTCCTCCCATTTTTCCATGTTTTGAAAATAACCTGTCTCTTTTCTTTGGTTGACTTTTATCCATTAAAGATTCAGCAGTAGCACCTAAAGAAACTTTTGCTTTTTTTACATACTCTGCTCTTTCTTTTGAAGTCATTAATTTTTTTTGACTTCCCTTAGAATATTTTTGCATCATGCCTCCTCCCATTTTCTTATCTTTCTTTTTCATTTTAGATTTTAAATATTGTTGTGCAGCGACTCCCGCAGCAGCGATAGGTAAAACTATTTTACCAATTTTTGTTGATTTAGCAACTTGCTTAGCTGATGCTAAGGCCGCTCTTCTTCTGTTGAATGAAGAAGCAGACTCTCCAGGTTTAAAACCTTTTGCTCTTCTCATCTCTTCCATTGATCTAAATTTTTTTCTTTGACCTTTTATTTTAGCACCTGGTTTTACAGCAACGATTGTTGCAACTCTACCTTTGCTTTGAGGACCTTCAAATGGTTTTGAATAACCTTTAAAAGTTTTACTTGTTCCTTTTTCTGTAAGAACACCTGTTCCTCTTTTAGCTTTCATAACTTTACCTGGTTTCATTTTTTCATCTTGTAAACCTTGGCCTCTACCTTTTGCTTTTTCTGCTTTCAAGATTTTAAAATCTTGTGCATCTATTCTGTTATTGTTATTTTTATCTAATTTTGCTTGGCCACCTGTTAAATACATATTTGCTTTTGCTTTTTGTTTTGCCGCAGCACTTTCCTTAGTTTCTTTTCTAAATTGTTCTGGGCTCTTCATAATTCTTCGTGGCATAGGTTCTCCTAATAATATTTATAATCCTTTTCTATTTTAAAGTTCGGTTCGTCCCAATCATCTGAATATGTTTGTACAAATCCGCCTTGTCGATATCTTAACACAGCTTGGGTCATAGAATCAACATAGTCATCGTATTGTCCATTTGGGAAGGCTGCACACTCCTCAATAACCTCCTGTGCCCAGTGTTCGTCAAGAGGTGCCCAAACCATACCAGACTCAAATACAGGCGCACAGCTATTTATACGTGTATGCTTGTCTCTGCCTCTTGCTGGCACATAGTCAATAACAGGTATCCCTGCACGTCTAAGCTCGTGTATAAGTGGTGTACCAGAAGCTTTAGCCTCAATTATAACTGTTTCAGGTTCCCAGTAATGATATTGCTCTATTGCTAGATTTTTTAAATCAGGAAAGTCATATCTTCCCTTTTGTGCATCTAATAATATTATACATTTTTCATAACCTTCAAATGGTTCGAAGATACCCCAAGTAGTAATAGCAGAATAATCAGCAGTTTCTTTTTTAGAAAATGCAGTATCATAAGATTGTATCACATGAAGTAATTTAGGAAGTTGTTCTTGATCCCAATCTTTCCACCAATCTCTTTTGATGATTGCCCCTTCTTCTGAAGTTGGGTCCTGCATGTATTGTGCGTTCCAGTTCTTTGTTGAAATAGAAGCTTTTACTGCTTCAAGATCCTCTTTGTTCCAATACTCTGGCCACACAGGTTCATCGTTTGGTAGTATTGCAGGAAACTCGATAACGTCCCATTTATCTGCTTTTGGCTCGGATTGTGATTTGATGAGCCTTCCTGTCAGATCATCGGTAGCCCATCTTGTCATTACAACACAGATTCTACCTCCTGGTTGTAAACGCTGTCTGGGTCCTGAATTGTACCATTCGTATGCACGATCCATGGCTGAGTCTGACATTGAGTCTTGTTCAGTGTGTGGGTCATCGATAATAAGTAAGTCCGCCCCTCGTCCTGTGATAGAACCGCCAACACCCGCTGCAAAGTATTCCCCACCATGATTGGTCTCCCATCGTCCTTTTGCCTTACTATCTTCTCTAAGTGTAACATCTCCAAAAATTTGTTTATACTCCCGTGAGTTCATAAGGTTCCGAACTTTGCTACCGAACCTTGAAGCTAATTCTGCGTTGTGTGATACCTGCATAATTTTCATCTTAGGATTCCTACCAATCATCCATGCCGGGAACAGGTAAGATGCAAATTCTGATTTTGTATGTCTAGGTGGCATATTGATAATGAGCCTCTTTTTATCGCCAAAGGCTATGTCTTGAAATGCATTTGAAATAATCTGATGGTGCCCCCAGTTATTTGGGTCCTCTGTTTTTCTGTAAATAAAATCTTGCCAAACAGCAGTTGCAAAAATTAAAAAATCATCCTGGCATAACTTGATCCACTCCAATTGTTTTTTCAAGATTAAGTCTTTTAATTCGTCTTCTGATAAATGCTCTATGTTCATACCGTTTGGGACCCTAGTATATTTGTATATCCTACTTTGTAAACCTCTTTGTCGGTTTTGCACTAGCCCCTGAACGCGAATTTACAGGTAGAAACCTGTAAATGTGACCGATGTAGATTGTGAGCCTTGCTATGTGATAGGTACACCTATAGCCCTGTCGGGCTATAGGTTGCGTGATTGTTATTCGCTAGGTGTTAATGTTTGTACAAGTGTACTAAACTTCTTTAAGATGTTGTCTTTGAACTCGTCAACAACAGGGTTGCCCACGTTTTCAAGTATGTGTTTTTCACACTCACCCATTAACAACTGAAACATGATTTCATAATTGAGTTGTTTCTTAACCCCATTATCAATGACCATGTCTTGTAGTTGAGTAGGCGATTTCTCGCCTACCCTTTCTGCTAATACTTGTGCAATATTGATCAAACTATTATTGGGCATTGTTATCTCCTATTGCTTTGTATTCACTATACTCAATGTCAGTAGTGAACTTATTGTATAAATCATTATGAGCAATTTTGAAATTCGCTGTTTCAAATTTCTTTCGCTTACGATTTATTTTTTGTAATCCAAAACTATTTCCTTGTTCATCTTGAACAATGATTAAGTTTTGATTTGTTCTATCAAAGCAATCAACAATGTTTTGTTTCATTGTATCTAACTCTTTAGATAGTCTATTTGCTTTTAGCTTTAATTGAGCATAAGCAAGAACTACTTTTTTTTCTTCTTGCTTTAGCTTCTTTATTGCATTTGGCATTTTTACCTCTTTGTTAAGTTATACAATTCTTATGAATTGCTCTCTCTATGTACATCTTATCAAGTCCCATTACAAGAACTAATTTAATTTTTTTTTAAGGTCTTTAATAGGTATTCTTTTATCTCCATCAATACTAATACTAACATCTTCAATATTTCCTAATGCTTTGGTTAAAAAATTTATGAACTCCTGCTGGTGTGCCTCGCCAACTTTAATCTTTGGTTTAGCTTTTTCTTTACCGACACGAGAACGAGGCGAGGCGACATTGTCGCCTCGCTTTCTATTGTTTGACATTACCAACTACACCAATATTCTACAACCTTGCCCTCACTTATGGCTTGTTGACAGAATTTTAAAAACCTAGTGTCCTGCTCTTTGTACTCTTTAACTGAATCCTCTTGGAATTGTTGCCCCCAAAAAAATCCGTCCTCTGCGTGATAGTCAGAGAAACCTTTCTGTATCTGTTCCCCTAATTCATCAACGACTTCCTTAGTCAGATAACAAGGTGCTTCTTGATCACCATTGAAACCTAAGTGTGCAAGATGTCCCTCAACTTTTACTGCTGGGTTTTGGTCAGTCCATTTCTTTGACATGAACTCCTGAAGTCTTGCGTGTTTTCTCCAAACAAAAACTCCTGCCTTTTCAGAGTAGTCATCATCATTGAAATATTTATCCCAATCTATCTTTTGACCTCGAAGGTGTGCGTGTTGATCTAGTCCCATAACATTCTCCTATTTGTTAGTTTGTTCTACTCTCTTATTCTATCCCATGTATGATTGCAACAATTATCTTTTAGAATCATTCTAAACTAGCTTCCACCACCTCATCTGCCACCACCACCAGAACTACCTGCTGAGCCAGTCCCCCCTGAACTCTGTGTGCACGCTGCAGGTGCCAGCTGTCAGTCAAACGAGCGAGGTTAGAACGCAGCAGCTATGCCGAGAACGAAGAGTCCAGTAAGCAGGATCATTGCATCTGGAAAAAGTATGAACAGTACTATGTATAACGCAATTAGCTCCACCAGCAGCTCCTGGCGAAGGATGCACCAGCTGCTACCTGCGACTGGTGCCAGGCCTTTTCTAAACGAGACGAGGCCTTCATTTGTCTTCTCCAACGACACTGTCCTTCCACGAGTGACCGTTAGCAATGCATCGTGATCCAGGACCACCAGTAAGTGCGTATACTTTACCTTCTTCAGGTTTGTCATCCGGTGGCGCGGCATCGGCAGCCTCCTCATCCGGTGGCGCGGCATTCGGTTCTTCTGTATCTAAATCAATTACTTCGTAATCAATTAAATGTTCGTATTCTTTCGGGATGGTTACTTCTTGTACCACACCGCCTTCTACACGTATCTTAATAGTTTTCATTTGCACTCCTTGGTTTGAACAGCTTACATAAGACCTGATGGGATAGATGTCAAGAGCTTTTTTTCAAAACTTTTTCACCACCTCCGTCACCAGCTCCTGAGCTTTACGCTGCAGGGGGCTCAGCTCTTTGTCCAACAACAACGAGATCTTTTCTTTGACAACGAGACGAGATCCTGAAGGATGCCATTACCTGCCCCCCGTTAACTAACAAAGAGGGAAAGAAACGAGGGGCGGGAAATGACACGAGCTTCGGTGACAGCACGCCAGTGCTGGCAGTGCAGCTCTCGGCAGGGCCCAGTCGGTGTTCGCTGTACGAGAACGAGCGAGGTTTGCCAACGAGAACGAGATCACGCTGCAGCTTCCTGCGATCCCAGCTCCTGAAGGATGGTCTCCTGGACCGTGGGCCATTGTAACGGGAACGAGAACGAGGCAAACGAGACGAGGGAACGAGGATCAGTGAAACTGGACACCGGTCTGTACAGTTTAAGAGACCTCTTCGAGAGGGTCTCGTCCAAGATAATTACCTTACCACCTGCCTTAATATATTTGTTAATCCATACAATTTGCCACTTATTTAATTTAGGATAATTAGCTTCATCAGATTTAAGTTCAATCCAAAATACTTCTGAATCTGTAACAGCGTGTATATCAGGAATACCATTGATTGTGCTAGATTCTATGCGTGTTAGAAAGCATTTGTTAAGTCCTTTCTTAACCTTTTGCCATAGTCTAGATTCTTGTGCTTTTACAGTCATTAATTAACTTAATTTCTTTATTTCCTTAACTACTGAATTAGGTATTATTGTTGTATTTCCAATATTTTCAATGTCAACACCATTATCAGCAAATGAGTAATCACCAAACAATCTTGTAACACCTTTTGATTGACTAAACAAATGTCCCTTCGTAATACAAGTAGCCAACTTTGATTTTTTTAGTTCGTCAAATGAAGACCATGAGCTGTTTGAAACAATATCAAACCACTCAACAGAAACCATTGGATACTTATCTATTTCTGATTTTACTTTTTTTGGTATTGCTATTTTCTTTCTCATTTATCCTCACTGATACAGTTCCAACAGATGTAAACATAGTGGAGTTGTGTATTTGATTGAAGACTTTGATCCATTGAGACCAACTAGCCTTTTTTAATAAGTGCTGTGTCTTCAGATTTAATATCGATG